GACGAGGGGGAGTTGAAAAACCTGCGTTGTTTTTCATCAGGGGTTACACCCACCCGTAATATTTATAGGGTGGGTGTGGGGAGGAGGAGGATGTATAAGAAAGAGTTTATGTGGGAATTCTGGAAATTTCAGAATCGCCACTATAAATTGCGCTGCGCAATTTAGCTAAGCCACATGCCTTCATTCTACAATGGAAAGCGGTTCTTTCTTACCTATCCTCGCTGCGAGCTGCTGCCCAATGAGCTGGCTATATTCCTTGGACAACAAGCACCTGTTGCCAATTACATCATTGCCAGGGAACAGCACGAAGACGGCGCACATCATTTACACGCCTGTGTGGAATTCAAACAAACCGTACGCGCTGACGTCCGCTGGTTGGACTTTGAAGGGCATCATCCCAACAAACAAGACCCTCGCAAATGGGAAGCATGCAAACAATACTGCCGCAAAGACGGCGACTACATTGAAGGGCCGGAAGAAGCAGTGCTACGTGCGGTCATCGACGGGCTACCGCCTAGTGAAGTGGTCAAAGCATTCACCGAGTGCGACAAATGGCTCGATTACTGTGTCAGCAAGCGCATCAGCTACAACTACGCTATTTGGTACTGGACTACTAGTAGAGATGACAGCTTTACCATCACGCAAGACACTGTGGTTGCCGGACAAATGTGTCAATCTTTGGCAAGCTTTGCTTTCGACCGAGATAGACACAGGGTTCTTATTCTCAAAGGAGACTCTGGATGTGGGAAGACAACATGGGCCAAGAAGAATGCGCCTCTGCCTGCACTCTTTGTCTCCCACATCGACACATTGAAACGCTTCAACAAAAACATCCACAAATCAATTATCTTTGACGACGTCGATTTCAACCACTATCCACGCACGGCGCAAATCCATTTGGTTGACTACGATAATCCACGTGCCATTCACGTGCGTTACGGCACAGTGGAGATTCCCGCGCAAATTCCCCGCATCTTCACTTGCAATGCAGATCCAGTGACACTGACAGACACAGCGATTAAAAGAAGATGTACTTTAGTAAACGTTAAATAAAGCTTCGCAGTTTTCAAAAAAAAAATAACCTCACGCCGCCTCCTCCACCGGGGTCCAGAGCGACCCCGATGGATTATATCCGGCGCGTTCGGTAGCGGCCTGCCACCGCGGAGGACCGCTAGTGGCCCGGCCTTAGGAATGTTCTAGACAAACACGTGTGACTGCGCCACAGTGAAACCCATAAGTATTTAATTATTTCACCCAGAGGGTACTTAAGTAATGTTATTCCTACCCCATTACTACAATGTGCTCCACTAACGTTATAGCTTTCATCGACCTCACAAATGAGGATGTAAATAGTATTAGACTTCACTCACTTGAAATGCAACGCAAGTTCACGATACTCTCCCGCCGCAGACTAACGCCGTACGAGAAGACTCAAGTCCGCAAAATCAAAAAGAAACTTCGCCACGAGAGACCCGGGCGTTGAATAAATTCAATTTTTATTTTTTTAAGGATTATTACTAAGCGTCACCGTATAACGATGACCAAGAGCCGTTTTAGGAACACGAGACGAAAAATACATTCCATACTCGCGATTAACCTCATAAGCGATATTAATATTCGCAACAGCATTGACATTAATCATGTCTTCAAGTGCAATCAACGCACTCTTTCCAAACAAATTAACTTGTTTGAAATTAGGAGAAGGACCAAAGCCATATTGCATAGACTTCAGAAATTTCAGAAACGGCATTTTACCGCTGAAATAAATACCGTCCTGTTTACACATACCGGGATCCAACTTAACCTTGGAAGACTTCGAACAATTCCAAAACACTTGAGGTTTTGGAGGTTCTTTAAACACTTGAGCAACAGATTGATCAGTAGGAGCGATTTGAGCCGAACGAGCAGTCAACACTCCAGTTCGATCAAGCATAGCTTCAACCAACTGAGCACCATCAACACGAGCACGAGGACATCCGCCCTTAAAGTGATACAATCTACCTTCAAGCGGATTATTAGATACATTATCAGTAGAACCAGTGCCTTCAGCATTTAAAGTTCTATTCTGAATTTTCATATCACTTTTAGAAAAAAAGTGAACTAATTCCTGATCAAAATAAATTTCACAATCAAATTGGTGAAACTGGGTCACATTCTCTTCTTCCTTAGAAAGAATAATGCGATACGGAATATCAATGTTGTTCGAAGAACCACCAGCGCCACCTTGACCAGTGGCATAATCACGAAACACATCCAACAACGCAGGAAACAATGGTGCAAGACCAATCTGCTGATCACCAACAATTTGATAAATTGTAATGTTCGTACCAAAAATTCCATCGTAATTGAAACTGGAAATCGCTCCAGTATCAATATTCTTACGCTGAATAGTAATACGCCAAGCATTTGACGTATTAGCAAAATAACCAGGAATGTTCTGGTGAACAGAACGACAAATCCAACCACTCTTCGCCCACAACTTACGCAATAAAGCTTGACACATCAATTCAATCAACTGCTGCCCACTAAATGTGCTATGACCAACATACACACAATCAGGATCAGAAACGGTGCCATGAATTTCGGTAGTATGAACAAATCCTTGCGAAAGGTATTTGTTCAACTTCTTAGAATTCTTTTTCGGCTTACGAAATCGACCACCGTTCATTCCAGGGGCTGCTGATCTTCCGCCGCCACTGGCACGGGCACGAGACGAAGAACCTCCGCCACCACGTGAGCCCACCGCACTACGGTACATAGAGTGGAGACCACGAGCCGCTTGATACGCATTAAACGCCATCCTAATCGGTGCGGGCGCTGCTTGCGCAAGGGCACCGGCAACTCGTCTTCCAAGATTACGTCGTAGAAAGACGGGTCCGGAATTCCGGTAGCTTCTGGTGACTCCACGAGAAGACGGGGTGCCACGGACGGAAGATAGACTTTGGATTCGCATAGGGGTATGGGGGGGAGTTTGCGGAAAGGTAACACGACGACGAGGGGGAGTTGAAAAACCTGCGTTGTTTTTCATCAGGGGTTACACCCACCC